CGAAAGCAAGACCCGGTGCGCCAACCGTGCCGTCTTCCATCAGCATCGTGCCATCCAGCTCTTGGATGGTGATCCAAGCGTTATCAGCAGCGTTCCTTAGCTTGAGCTGCCCAGCGGTCGTATCCGCCCACCACATGTAGGCGTAGGTTGTTGTTGGCTCGGTAGCACTGCTGTTGTTGCTGACGATGGCAGCCAGCGCGTTGTTCAAGTCGCTACGGACTGCCGCACCAGTGCCATTGGCAATTACATAGTCATGGGTTGCCATGTCTTAGTCCGCGTCAGAACAGCATTTAGCCCACTTTAGACCGCCTTGCCATAACCAACAGCCTGCCAACTGAAATTGCGATTGACGTTGCTGCCGCCGCTGTCCAGCACGTCCAGATCAAAACCAGTGCCAGTCACATTGCTGACATTGACGCGCTCGCCTGCGCCAAGGTTCTGCACGGTGATACCAACACTCGGCAAATAAGCATTGACGCCGCCAAGGCTTGCCGTACCAGTAAAAAACGCCTTGTCAAACGTCACGCTCTTGGTGCTGGTGCCACTAGCGACCGCGCTGGTGCTTTGCTCTTGCCGACGTTGGAAGGTGGCGTCGTAGCCAAGCTCATCGATCAAGATGTTTTGAGCAGGATCCTGACTTTGCAGCTCAGCCTTGAACTGGAAGCCGCGCCCCTGATAGCTGCCGCTCTTAAATTCCTGCCAGTTGCCGTAGGTGGGTGTGCCAGCAGGATCACCAGTTGTAGAGCGCAGATACAGCTTGGCGTTCACATCATCAACGGTGTCACCATCCCAGTCACTCCAAGTGTCAACGTTGCCTGTGCGGGAATCGACCAGATCGTTCGGGAAAAAGCCGCGAGTGACGAAGTAGCGGCTCAGGTCAACGGTAAAGGCAGCGCCAAGATCCAATGTATTGACAAATTCATATTCACCGCTGGTAAGCACATCACCGGCAAAGTCAAACGATGAGATCAGATCGAAATCGGTAATGCTGTCGATGTCAGCGTCGCCATCAAGCGTGAGCGCATCAAACTCATCGCTGTAAAACACATCGGTTTTATTGCCTTGGAATGGCGGAACGTCTGCATCTTCACGCCGTTGCTGGATAATCAGCTTGCCTAGTGCATCTGGCAGATCGACCAAAACACTGACCGCATTGGTGCTTAGTCGTCCGCCGTCGTCTTCAAATTTGACAAGGATCTCACCTTCAACCAGCGGCACAATTACTTCATCTGTTGCGCCGGAAACGGCATTGACTAGATCGACTGAGTTGCTCCAGGTGCCTGATCCATCGGTCCGCGAGCTATGGCGGATGCGTACCTTGCCACCTACTTTTACGTCTAGTTCAGTAGCTTGTGCCCACTTCAGGCGAGCGCTGTTGGCATTGATAGGTTCTAAGGTCAGCCCGCTGACATCAAATGGAACGGCGGTTTTGCCGACCAACGTAATATCTGAGCTTGTGGTGTCGCTAGGACGATTTAGATAGTTGTAAGCCTGAATTTGTACCTTAAGCGTTCCAGCCCGCAAGCCTTTCAGTGTGATCGACTTGTTGGTTGTCGTGACGGTTTGGATGTTGTCGTTGTCGATCCGGTATTGGACGCGATATTCGTTTGTTCGCAGTCCGTTGTGCTGCCAACTCAGGTCGTATGCAGTGAAAACGCTCTGACCGTCTTGGTACAGGTATTCATTGCCGGTGATGTCACTGACTGCATCGGGCTTCTCTGACAAGTTGGAAATATCACGTTGCTGCAGCTTGATATCAGATTCAATCGCCGCATAAATTGATTCGTTATACGCCAGCGCAGTGACGCCGTAGATGCCGTCGCCAGATTCGGCAACGTTCAACACCCGGAATTGCTGGGACTCAATGTCGCTGGTCTGGATTAGCCAAACAGCGTTGGCGTTGGGTGCTTCGCTAAATGCACTGCTGACCGTAATTGCGGTGCCGCTGATGCTGCTGATGGTTTTGGTTTCCACCAAGCCGGTGGGCATCATCACCGAAAGCGTTGGGCTGTTTGACAGGTTGACCGACAGATTGGTGTCGCTATCAACCGTGATGACGGTGGTTGTTGCGCTGTTGACGCGACCACTGCGGCGTGTGCCACCACGGAGCGGGTCGGCAACGTCGATTACCATTCCGGGGCGCAGAATGATGCCGCTATCAATCGACACCGAGAATGTGACCGTCTCGGTCAGGTTTTGCTCGGACAGCAGCGCCCACTTGCCGGCACGGTGCGCCTGACCTTGGCTGTAGCAGCCCAGCGCCTTGATGTCCTTATTGATAATGCCGTATTTGGCAACGGCGTCCTGGTCTTCGACGTATTCGTAGGCGACTTCGCCTTGGGTGTCATATTCCTGGTAAGCGACCGTTGCGGTGGTGTGCCGCGCCTTCTGTGATGTGCCCGAATAATTAAAAATGCCGTCTACAACATTGCTCGGACCAAGCAGATATTGAGAGTCGCCTGGCTTGTCCTGCTGCAATACCAGTGAACCTGCGCCGTAGTAAGCAATACCACGGAACAAGCTGGTCATCTCTTGGATGACGTTATACACTTCGTCCCGGCTATTTAGTAGCAGGTTGCAGCTGAAGCGTGGCTCTTGACCGCCCTTGCCGTCACTGACTAAAGCGTTGCAATACTGACTGATCGAATAGAAGTCGTAGCGATCCAGTGACGCCTCAGGGATTGACGCCCCGTAGCGGGTATTGATCAGCAGGTCGTATAAACACCAGGCTGGATCGTTAGTCCAGGTTGCAGCGGAAAACGTACCATCCCACACGCCCGAATAGGTGATCCTGCCGGGATAGGTGGTGGTATCGACCGTCGCGTTGCTCGGGATCTTGACCTTGATGCCGCGAACCAGATACTTACGGTTTGGAATGCCGCTGAACTGACGCGAGTCAAAACGCAAAAACGCCAGCGCACTATTGGGATAGCGCAAACGCTCGTCAATAATTTCGGTAAAGCTGTACCAATAGGTATCGTTTTGCGTTCGGGCACTGCTTGGGTCAGCGCTATCACGCACAAGGCGCACATCAACCGGAAACGCTCCAAGCAGCCTAATGACGTAATCGCGCTTGTAAACGTTGCTGCTTTTGCCACTAATCGTGTCGGTAAAAGCGTCCGTAAAGCCGCCGCCGTTGTATTGGACTTGGCATCGAATTTGAACAGAGCTAGATGTAATGTCGCCGTTGGTTTGAAACTCTTGCAACGCAGGAAGCTGAACCGTAATCCTTAAACGGTCAATATCTGCGTTAGTGATTTGGCGCGTTACTGGAAAGGCGTTGGTGAACTCAGTGTTGACAAGCCTTTCGCGTTCTGTGCCGTTTAGACCGGAGATATAGGCTTGCGACTGGGTGCCGTTGCGGGTGGTGACGGTGTAACCCTGAAAGTTATCAGTGCCAGAAGCGGTTTGGATTGGCGTGCCATCTAGGTAGATGTTTTTCAGGCTGTCTTCAATTCCTTCAATCTCTCCTTCAGAAATCAGGTCAAGGACAGTGGCAAATTGAACTGACTGAAGGCTGTCAGATGCTTCTGATGGTGTGTGACCACCACCGCCACCGCCACCGCCGCCTTTGCCGCCGCCACCGCCGCCACCACCAGCACCGCGAAGTTCAGTCATTTCAGTTGATCAACGTCAAGGGCGCTGGAAATCACACCGGAACCAGTGAAAACACGCCCGTAGGCGATGGGCACTGGCAAGCCCTGCTGGCTGGTGTTGACGATCCCGCTAAAGCTAAAGGATTCCAGTCGTGCTGCTTCTTTTCCGCGTTCCAGTGAGCTGATTTGGGGCGTGGGTGAAAGTGCTTGAGCAATGCCGCCAAGAACAAGGGCTGCACCGATGCCGCCAATTGCAGTAGCAGCCGCACTACCAAGAATGAATCCAGATCCCGCAGTGCCAAGACTGCCGCCAAGACCTACAACACCACCAACTGCCGGTGTACCCGCCGTTCCGAATGCCGCAACTGCTGGACCAGCAATAATCGCAAACGCAATCAAGCCAATACCCAGTGCTATCTGCCCTGCACCACGTCCCGCACCAGCAACTATCGGCGTGATGCTGAAAACTTCCTTCTCACTCCAAGGCAGCGCCAACGCACCAGCCGTTTGGTCGCTCAGCTTTTCCTTGCCTATCGTCACCCGGTAGCTAACGCCATCGCGCTCGCTGTCCAGCAGCCATTTCGTCAACCAAGGAAAATTGGCGCACAATGCCTTAAGTGCTTGGGCTGGTGTCTCGGCTTCAAACTCAAAACGGCACTGCCCCAGCTTTTTGCGGAGTGCGCCGTAGACCTTAACGACTTTCATGCCGCAATGCCTTGGCGGTGCTCTTCCAATAGTAACCGCCGTAAATGTCCCTGCTACTTAGCCGCCCTTGAACATGGTGCAGGATTTGCTGGTCACCCAAATAGATTGCCGCATGATTTGGCAGCGGTGACTCCAACTGCATCAAAACTGCGTCGCCATATTGCAGCTCTTCTAGCGGGATTTCTCTAAACCCTTCGCTTGCAAAGTTGTCCAAATAAAGGTTTTCGCCACGGAGCCAAAACTTGTCGCGGCGGTCATAATCACTCAGCTTTAAGCCAAGCTCACGTCCGTACCAGTCACGGCACAGGCTGTAGCAGTCAACCACGCCGAAGCTGAACTCACGCCCGACGTAGGGCAGCGCCAACCCTGCTGGTTCGCAGTAGCCCCACTGCTCGGTTTGCGGGTTGACGATGTGCCAGGGCAGTCCGGATTTTTCACACGCCACGCGGTCAGCCTGTGACGGGTTGTGGTTGGTGGTGGGATGACTGTGGATGACGGCGACAATCTCGCCCTTGTCTTCTGTTTCGGCGTAGTCGGCTGGGTCAAGGATGAAGTGCTCGTCTGGCGTTTCAGCGATATTGCGGCAGGGGAAATAACGACGGCGACCTTTGACGACAGCAACTAGCCCGCAAGCTTCACGCGGAAACTCTGCCCTTGCGTGTTCCAAAATTTGCTGCTGCAGGGTTGGTGTCAGCTTCATTGGGTCAGACCAACACCGGGGAAGGATCCAAACGGCAACCCGACATCCGTGCGGAATGTGTATCCAGTGTTTGGGTTTGGATCGCTAAAGGTATAAGTCTGAGCCGTGAAAACCCGCTCGCGGTAGAACGTTGCTTCAAATGGACCCCTGTCGTTGTATGAAATATTCAAGTTGTCGGATTGATTGATTGTTGAATAAGAATTAAATGCGCTGTAAGTATTCGTATGGATAATCGTCGCCCCAAACCGAAAATCATACCCAACTGATTTAACAGAAATTTTTCTTGAAAATGGCGAGTATTTGCTTACTAAAATGTCGCTAACGCTGGGAGTAAAACCGCTATTTAGCTTGTTTCCGTAGTGCTGATAAGACTGATACTTCCAACCCACAAGGCGGAAGTTTGGCTCAAGCGTTGCTGTGCCGACCTTTTCATAGATGCCGTCTGGGTAGGCAGCCTGACCCATCGTGACGGTATTGCCGGTGATATCAGTAATCGTTGCGCCGCCTGGAGCTAAATACTCTCCAGTCACAATCATGCCAACCTTTATCCCTGTATTACCGCTCAACACAATCTTGCTGGTGTCAGATGCCTGAAGCGTTCCAGATATTGAAACCGTTGAGCTTGCATCCGCAAGGGCACTCATCAACACCGTATTATTGCTTGGGCTGAGATATGCAACAGTTGTGCCGGCAGGTACACCAAAACCAGCAATCGAATCACCTGGCGCAATATTAAACAAGCTGTTCACCACCAGTTGGTTGCTGTTCCATGTCACTGTGCCCGTGCGAGCCACCTGCCCAAAACGCAGTTCACAACTGGCGAGTCGCTTACCGCAAACGTCATTTGCCAGCGTGCTTTCAACGCCGTCATTTGTGTTGAAATAGCGCGTGCCGGTATAGCCGCATTCAGCGCCGCGATACTTCCACTGGCAAACGTTGGCGATCAACTGCCGCTTGGGCAGCATCACACCAGCCAGGTCAAACTTGCTAGCCAGTTCAAAACTTACGGCGTCGCGGTTCTCGCTTGCCTTGCGGTCAACGTACCAAACTTCATCGGGGAATTTGGCGTGGGGATCAGCCGCAGCTTCGCCGTCTAAGTATTTCTTGAGTGTGCGAATGCGCTTAACCGTTGCACCACCCAAGTCATTTCCTGCCGTGGTCGCATTGACCAAGATCAGCAGGGTGGTCATCGTCGAATCCAGGTTGCTGACGGTCAGCGTTGGACGCGGTAATGATCCAGTGTTGGTGTAGTCAAAGCCGTCAGCCTGAATTGGCAGCCTTGTATAGGTGTTGCCGTTCCAGACGATGTTGCCGGTTACGTCGGCATTTGCGCCGTTGTGCCATCTGTAGGTGTCACTGCTGCCATGCAACGTGGCATCCAACGTCATCTCAAACAGCTCGATAATCGCGCTTGGTGCGATCTCTGCCAGCTCTTCATAGGAACTAGCAACTGCTGTCCAGACCACCGTGCCGTCGGTGATCGTGCTGCCAATATCAGTGCCCCAAGCTGGTTCGCTGCCGCCTGACGTGCCAGCAGTCGTACAGCGGAAAACCAGACCGCTAGCTTGAAGCGAACTGGCGCGGACAATATCGCCGACGCTGTAAGCAGTAGAGCTAGCCCAAGCTGAATACGCCATCAGGGTTCAAATACTTGACGGAAGGTGGCTTGGATCGTGGCGCGGTTTAAGTATGGGATCGACTTGCTCCAGCTCTCGCAGACAAACTTGGAGCTTGATCCTTCGCCAGGCGGCGTGAAATCGAAGCTGTCGTTATCAGCGGCGCGAGCATCGAGGAATGTTTCGATGGTGTCGGAG